GAGATCATCAACGGTATCATTACCTTCTTACTGGACTCCATCCCGCAGATTATCGAAACAGGCATTCAGCTTCTGACCTCGCTTGTTGCCGCATTGCCGGATATCATTATGGCAATCGTGGAAGCCATCCCGAAAATCATTGACGGTATTATCAACGCCGTGCTGAAAGCCATTCCACAAATCATCCAAGCAGGCATCGACTTGCTGATTTCCCTCATTCAAGCCCTGCCGCAGATCATCACGACTATCGTGCAGGCGATTCCGCAAATCATCTCCGGCATTGTCAATGCCCTCATCGGGAACATCGACAAGATCATCATGGCAGGTGTGCAGTTGTTCGTTGCGCTGATTGAAAACCTACCTACTATTATCGTGGAGATCGTCAAGGCCGTGCCGCAGATCATTGCGGGTATCGTGAAAGCCTTCGGTTCTCTGATGTATAAGATCGTAGAAATCGGCGGCAACATCGTCAAGGGGCTGTGGAGCGGTATTACCCAGCTTGCCTCTTGGCTGTGGGATAAGGTGTCCGGGTGGATCTCCTCCATCTGGGACGGCATCTGCGATTTCTTCGGTATCCATTCGCCCTCGAAGGAGATGGCATGGGTCGGTGAAATGCTGGTCAAGGGGCTTGCAGGCTCCATTGACGACAACGGCGATGAAGCGGTCAAAGCCGCAGAAGGTATGGCGGAGGACATCAACGGTGTCATGGGCGACCTTGCCAACGATATGCAGACGGCTCTTCCTACTGACTTCAATGTGAACGGGTCGATTCGTTCCACCGTGGACGGTGTGGTCGGCAAGGCGGCATCCGCATTCACCATCGCCCTGAACATCACGAACTTCAACAATTACAGCAGTGAGGATATCCGTCAGCTCACCAACGAAGTCATGGAAACGGCAAATCAGTTTGCCCAGCGGAAAGGAGTGGTATTCGCATGAGCTATTTTACCTACAACGGCCGCAGTTCCGCTGAGTTCGGTCTGCATATCGAGAAAAAAGATGTGTTCTCCGCACCGGAGTACGATGCGGAGTTCATCTCCATTCCCGGTCGGAGCGGCGACATCATCAATCCGAACCGCCGCTTTGCCAACATCAAGGTGACCTACACGGTGTTCCTTGCCAGAAAGAACACAGCCAGCCTTGCCTCCGTCCTGCGGGACATCAAGGGCTGGCTGTATTCCGAGCCGGACAGATACCATGAGCTTAATGACTCCTACGATGCGGAGTATTTCCGCTACGGCGTCATCTCCGGCAGTCTGGACATTGAGGAACAGCTGAACAAGGTCGGCAGTTTCACCGTGACCTTCAACTGCAAGCCCTACAAATACAGTTTTGCGGGACAGGAGGTTTTAGCATCCGGCACCAGAAGGTTGTCTGTAACCAATCCCACCGCTTTCACAAGCAAACCGTACATCAAAATATATGGAGGCGGCACAGTACGGCTTATGATTCAGCCGGAGGGCGAAGGTACGAACCTGTGGACGATTTCAGAGGTCGACGAAACCATCGAAATTGACAGCGAACTTATGAATTGCTTTAAGGATACCGCCCTCAAAAATGATACCGTTACCGGCGACGGCTTTCCTATGCTCAAGCCGGGAACGACCACCATCGCCTGTGCAGGAAATGTGCAGCGGATCGAGGTCATTCCGAGGTGGTGCTGTTTGTAAGGTCGTTCCCGATTGTAAGCGGTAGAAAAATTCAAAAAAGTATGGTATAATATTTTTAAGTGAGAACGACAAGTCGAAATTTTTTGTGGAGGTGTTTATATGATATTCCTAAAGGTATTGGCTGTAGTTCTGGGATTGGCCTTCCTTCTGTTTGGATACTTCATCTACTTTAAAAAGAAATACAATCTTATCAACGGTTTTGAGGCGGACTTCAAAGCCGGTCGGAAGAAAGAAGAATACGCAAAGAAAGTGGGAATGGTAGAGTTTGTTGTTGGTATAGTTCTGCTTATCACAGGTGTTGCACTTATTCTGTTTGCCTAATAAATTCCTATTTGTCAATCTACAAGTAACTCATTTTCATTCAACCACCAGGGAGAAATCCCCGGTGGTATTTTTATGCCCGGAAGGAGGTGACAGCCTATGATTCCAGTCCTATACCCGCCCAATGCAACGGATTTTTCCACCTTCGGTCTTGGCGTACTGACGGACACCATTTCCTGCGAAGTGACCGAAGAGCGAAACGGTGTGTTCGAGTGCCTGCTCAAATACCCTGTCAGCGGTCAGCACTACGGGCTTATCACCAAGGAGTGCATCATCAAGGCAAAACCCAACGATACTGCCGCCGACCAGGCGTTCCGCATTTACCGCATCACAAAGCCATTGAACGGCATCGTCACCATCTACGGTCAGCACATCTCCTATGACCTAGCCAATGTGCCGGTGTTGCCTTTTTCGACGGAGAGTCGCTCTCCTCAGCTCATTCTCTCGCAGCTCCTTGCCGGAGATACACGCTTCACGGGCTGGACGGACTACTCGGATGCAAAGGCGTTTTCCGTCACGCAGCCGAAAAGTGTCCGTGCCTGCCTTGGCGGCACGGAAGGTTCCATGCTCTCCAAATGGTATGGTGAGTTTGAATGGGACAACTTCACGGTGAAGTTCCATTCGCACCGTGGGCAGAAGACCGGAGTGGTCATTGAATACGGCAAGAACCTCACCGCCATGGAGCAGGACGAGGACAACAGCGGTGTATATACGGCATTGCTCCCATATGCCGTGTACACACCGGAAGGCTCGGACACCGAAACGGTAGTCACGCTGCCAGAGGTGACGCTCCCCATTATGACTTCGGAAATCGTCCGGGCGAAAACGCTCATCATGGATTTCTCCAACCAGTTTGACGGAGTTGTGACCGAGGAAGCCCTCAGAGCCAAAGCCAACAGCTATATCAAGGCAAATCCGCTGGGTGCGACCATCCCTACGGTGAAGGTGTCCTTTGAGCCGCTCTGGAAGCAGCCGGAGTATTCGGCATTGCTGGAGCGGGTCAACCTCTGCGATACCGTCACTATCCGGCACTCGCTATTGGGCATCAGCGTGTCGGCTATGGTCATTGAAACCGTGTACGACACCCTCGCCGAGCGGTACAAGAGCATTTCCCTCGGTCAAAGCAAATCCAGCATGATCACCACCATCTCCGAGGTGCAGTCCTCGGTTGATAAGGTGGAATCCACGGTGGGACGCTTTCCAAAGCTGCTCCAAACCGCCATCGGCAAAGCCACCGGGCTTATCACCGGCCAGAGCGGCGGCTATGTGGTTATTAACACAGACAGCGAAAGCGGACAGCCCTACGAGTTGCTCATTCTGGACGCTCCCTCCGTTGACGAAGCCGTGAATGTCTGGCGGTGGAATGTGGGCGGCCTTGGCTTTTCCCATAACGGCTACAACGGCCCCTATGAAACCGCCATCACGGCAGACGGTCAGATCGTCGCAGACTTCATCACCTCCGGCTCCTTGGTGGCGAATATTATTAAGGTCGGTGTTATCCAGTCACAGGATGGCTCGTCTTATTGGGATTTGGAGAGCGGCGAAGTGGTACTCCGTGCGTATGTCTCAACGGAGGAGTTTGCAGAGAAAACAGCCTATCTCCAGCAGAATGTGGACGGGCTGAACAGCTATGTGGCGACCCTTACCGAAACTATGGAGTCGGTTTCCAACGACCAAGGCATACTGGAAGAGCGGCTGCGAAGCTCCGAAAGCAATGTTTCTCAGCTTCAGCACACGGTGGAAGGCTTGTCCGTCACCATGCAGGAGCAGTACATCGGCGGCATCAACTATGTGCAGAATTCCTCCGGGCTGAACGGCATCACGGACGATTGGAGCTACTCCGGTACGGTGAAAACGGATGCCTCCACAGATACGCAAAACAACACCATTTCCGACTCCTGCTTTGTGTTGGGGGCTTACTCCTCGTTGTCGCAGTACATTCGAGGTGTGGTTCCCGGCACTTATACGATCTCAGTTCGGGCAAAGAAAACCTCGACCATGTCCGGGTATTTCTATGTGACCTACAACGGGAACAAAACCAAGTACCTGTTCAATAAGTCCACGGCGTTTGACTGGACGGATTACTCCGTAACGCTCACGGATGTGACCGACCCCACGTTGCGTATTTACTGCTACTGTCGGGATGCGTCCATTTATCTCGCCGACATCATGATTTCCGAAGGAGCGATTCCCCGAAAGTGGACGCCTGCTCCCAACGAGATCTACACTCAGGAGGTCAAGATCGACAAGCGAGGCATCGAGGTGTCCAACAGCGCATCGTCCCAGCGGACGGTCATCACAAACACGGAGTTCGCCGGTTACTACAACGACGAGGTGATTTTCACCCTGAACAAGGACGAAACGCAAACCAAGAAAACCACGGTGGACGGCGAGCTGACTGTGGGCAAAACGAAGTTTGTCCCGATGCCCACGGCGTCCGAGGGGTTGAATATCGTCATTCTGGATTAAGGAGGGAAAGCTATGGCAACTTGGAAAAGTGCAGCATACGATGGGCGCTATCTTCAACTGGACATTTCGGAAAGCGTAAATGTGGTCGGTAACAGCTCGACACTTTCCTGGACGCTGACATCTACCGGCGGCGCATCGACTTACTACACCATTGACACGACCACTGTAACGATCAACGGTACGACCGTATACTCAAAGGACCGTACCTATTGGGATGACCGTGTTTTCCCGGCAAAGAAAGGTTCTGTCAGTGGCACGATTACTGTAGCTCACAACAGCAACGGCAGCAAAACGATTGCGGTCGGATTCTCGACCCGTGTTTATATCTACGGTTCACAGGAATACGGCGGCAGCATGACGCTGACTACCATTGACCGCTCTGCTCCCACAGTTACATTCAGTACATCGAATGTCACGGCAAACGGATTCAAAATCTCCGCTACATCCTCTGCCACGGCGGACATCTGGCAGTACAGCACAAATGGCGGTTCGAGCTGGACGCAGTTCTCAACGACGGCATCCACCAGCGCCAGCGTAACATTGTCCTCGCTTTCGCCGAACACAAGCTATACGGTGAGGGTCAGAGCAAGGCGGCAATACAACCATGTCTACGGCACTTCCGGCAGTTCCACGGTCAAGACTCTGGGCGGTGCTGTGGTGAATAGTGTCAACACGGTGACGGCGGACAATGCCACGGTTTCCATTACCATCAATGTGACCGTGTACGAAGCCTCCTACACCAATACGCTGGTGCTCAAAAACGGCAGCACGACCATCCTGACTATTTCCGGGCTTTCCTGGTCGAAGGGCACGGCGAACCGCACGGTCACGCTGACCTCGGTGCAGAGAACAACGCTTTTGAACGCTATGGCATCCATCAAGTCGTTCACAGGTACCTTTGCGGTTTCGTCCTACAGCGGGTCTACGCAGATCGGCAGCACCTCAAGCAAGACCGCCACTGTACTGACCACGGCAACCAATTCTGCTCCAACCATAAGCGGATTCACTTATGCCGACAGCTACACGACCACGAAAAACCTCACAGGCAACGACCAGCTATTCGTTCAGAACTACTCGACCCTAAAGGTCACGCCCGGAACGGCAACTGCAAAAAACGGTGCCAGTATTTCCAACTACACAGCTTCCTGCAACGGGCTGTCATCCTCTAACACTACCGGCTCTGCCTTATCTGTTGGAAAGATCGCCAAGTCCGGCAGTGTAATGGTCACGCTCACGGTCACGGACTCCCGCGGTTATACCGCCAGCGTTTCCCAAATTATTACGGTCATCTCATACGCAAAGCCGAAGGTGTCCTCGGTGACGCTCCGACGAACCAACGACATTGAAGCGGAAATGCAGCTCAAATTCAGTGGCTCTATTTCTGCTGTGACCGTAGACGGGACGCAGAAAAACAGCGTGGTTTATGTGCGGTATCGGTACAAGAAAACCAGTGAGAGCAGCTACGGCAGCTACACCAGCATCTATTCCGGCACGACAAAAAGCGGAACCTCTTTCAACTACTCCAATTTGGAACTGTGCAATCTGGATGCCAACAGTTCCTACGACTTCCATTTGCAGATCCAAGACAAGCTCTATTCTTTGAGCAGTCTGGATCTGTATTTTACTGTCCCGCAGGGTACGCCGCTCATTGCGCTTCGGAAAAAGAAGGTCGGCATCAACACGCCGGAGCCACAAGCCATGCTGGATGTTGCCGGGGATATGCGTGTTGATGGCTCACCCCTTGTGGATTTTGTCATTCAGCAAGGGACAAGCGGCATCTGGAATTACCGTAAATGGAAAAGCGGTACAGCGGAATGTTGGGGTCAGTATTCCTTTACGACCGCCATTTCGACGGCATGGGGTGTGCTCTATGAGAGCGGCGCAATTGCGCTCCCTAATTTTCCATTTACCTTCGCGGAAATTCCTCATGTCCATATCTCCACGGAGAACAGCAACTACGCCATGTTTGTGGAGCGAGGCAGTTCGAGTAGCTGGTCTACAACGACCAACCCCGGAAAGATATTTGCCGTAAGACCAAATACGGTACCATCGGCAACCTACAAAGTATCAATCTATGCTATCGGAAAAGTGTGACGCTCCGGCGTCACTTTTTTATACCCATTTTTAATTTCAAAGGAGGACAAACAACATGAAAGAATTCTGGACGACCATTCAGGTGGTGTTCGCCGGTATCGGCGGCTGGCTGGGATGGTTCTTGGGAGGATGTGACGGCTTGCTTTATGCGCTTCTGGCTTTCGTAGTCATCGACTACATCACCGGCATCATGTGCGCCGTGGTGGACAAGAAGCTGTCCAGCGAAGTCGGATTCAAGGGCATTTTCAAAAAGGTGCTCATCTTCGCCCTGGTCGGCATCGGGCATATTCTCGACACCCGTGTCATCGGCAGCGGCTCGGTGATGCGTACCGCCGTCATTTTCTTCTATTTGTCGAATGAGGGCGTGTCCCTGTTGGAAAACGCCGCATACCTGGGACTGCCCATTCCGCAGAAGCTGAAATCCGTTCTGGAGCAGCTTCATGACCGCAGTGAAAAGGAGGATGAATAATATGGCTTACACAAACAGCTCCCTGGTGTCCTACACCAAACTCAGCCCGAACCACTCCGGGCAGCGCACCCACAGCATTGACCGCATCACGCCTCACTGCGTGGTGGGTCAGTGCTCAGTTGAAACGCTCGGCAACATCTTCTTGCCGACCTCACGGCAGGCAAGCAGCAACTACGGCATTGGCGTGGACGGCAGGGTCGGAATGTATGTGGAGGAGAAAAACCGCTCTTGGTGCTCTTCCTCCAATGCTAATGACCAGAGAGCCGTCACTATCGAGTGCGCCAGCGACAACACCGAGCCTTACGCTTTTAAGGATGTGGTGTACCAGCGGCTCATTGAACTTTGCACCGACATCTGCAAGCGCAACGGCAAAACTAAGCTGCTCTGGCTGGGAGATAAGGCCAAGACGCTGAACTACACCCCGAAATCTGACGAGATGGTTCTGACCGTCCACAGATGGTTTGCGAACAAGAGCTGCCCCGGTAACTGGATGTATGCCCGTATGGGTGATCTGGCATCCAAGGTCACGGCAGCTCTCGGCGGTGATGTAAAGCCTGCCGAACCCGCCAAGCCCACCGGGTCTATCAAGGTCGGTGACCTCGTGACCATCACGGGCAGCACCTACTATAACGGCAAAGCCATTCCCGGCTGGGTGAAGAAGCTCCGCTGGTATGTGGTCGAGGTCAGCGGCGACCGTGCCGTCATCAATAAGGACGAGTCCGGCAGGTACGCCATCATGTCGCCGGTCAAGACCTCTGCGCTTGCCTTGGCAGGCACGAAACCCTCCGAGGATTACCGCATCCACACCGTGGTGCATGGTGACACGCTCTGGGGAATCGCAAAGACCTACCTCGCAAGCGGAGCCCGCTACACAGAGATCGTTAAGCTCAATGGCCTAAAATCATCTGTCATCTATACGGGGCAGAAACTTAAGATCCCGCAGAAGTAAGTGAGGTGCAGCCATGAGTGATAGGACAAAGGTGAAAATCGCTTTGGCTGAAGCGATCACTACACAGCTCTGGGTAAAAGGGCTGATCACACAGAAACAGCGCGAAAAAATCAATAACAGCAGCCAGAAAGCCCTTAGAAAGGCAAGTTGATAATTCTTTGTGTTCTTTCGCTTTTGGGCTGGACTTTCTAAGAGTCCTCTGGTATCTTTACCCCCGCCTCCAATGGCGGGGGTAAAAAAATACGTTGGTTCGAGTCCAGCACATAGGAAGGAGAAAGAACAACATGGAAAAAACACGGGCAGTCGCATATATCCGTGTATCGACGGAGCGAGATGCACAGCTGCATAGCTACGAATTCCAAGAGCACTACTGGCAGAGTGCATTCGAAGATGACCCGAATACAGACCTCATCGGTATCTATGCAGACAAGGGCATCAGCGGACACAGCGTACAAAAGCGCCCGAAGTTCCTTGTGATGATGCAGGATGCACGGGAGCACAAGTTCGACAAAATCTATACGAAATCCGTATCCCGCTTCGCACGGAATACAACGCAGCTGCTGGAAGCTGTCAGAGAACTCCGCGACCTCGGTATCGAGGTGGTGTTTGAGAACGAAAACATCCACACATTCCAGCCGACAAGCGAAATCTTCTTGACGATCGCAGCGACGATTGCAGAAAACGATCTGGAGGTAGATTCGGCACGACAGCGCTGGTCAATTCAGCATCGCTGCGAAAATGGATGGATCAGCGTCGGCAGCGGGCTCTTCGGCCTGAAGCTGACAGCGGATAACGAATTGGAGATTGTGCCAGAAGAGGCGGCAGTGATTCGATACATCTACGAATCCTACGTGGACGGCGGCATTGGGTCAAAGAAAATTGCGGATGCGCTCAATGCAGCAGGCGTCCAAAGCCGGAATGGATTTCCGTGGGATGCGAAGCACATCATCGGCTTACTGCGAAACGAAAAGTACAAGGGTGATGTGATCATGGGAAAATCGGTCAGTCACTTCGGGGAATACCATAAGAACCCGAACGCCGAATATGCGCCTCGCTACTACATGGAAGGCACACATGAGGCAATCGTTGATAGAGATACGTGGGAAGCCGCACAGCGCATATTGGAAGACCACAGCAGAAACCACTGCCGGACAAGAATCGCACACAGCTTCACCGGCATGATAGAATGCGGCTGCTGCGGAAAAAATTATCTGCACAAGGTCAATAACAGCCAGTGCAAATGGCAGACAGACATCTGGGCATGCCGCACATATCTGAGAGATGGGAAAAAAGCCTGCGGCAACAGCCGAATCAAGGACACTGTGCTCAAGGAGAAATTCATATCCGCCTACAATGAATTTATCGAGCGCAGGCCGCAGGGCGATTCAATGGTAGCACTGCAGGAAGTGCTCGAAGACCTGCGGCAGCAGGAGCAGGAGCTCGCAGAGCTCATGATGCAGAGGCTGATCCCGAAGGCGGCATACGAGGAAGAACGCAAAAGCGTAAAAATGCAGATCACTGACATCAGTGAAAAGATATCTGAACGCAGGGCAAAACGTGTGCCCGAAAGCGAGTATGTGCCGATTACAGAATTCAGCGAAGAAAAAGCAAAACGATTTCTATCGAAGGTCGTCGTGACAATGTTCACGGTGACCTTCGTGTTCTATAACGGAGCGAAAATTACACGCACCTACGATAATGGTCAGCCCGGAAACAAAGTCGGGTGGAACAAAAAGAAGGAGGAGTCATAATGGCAACGGCGACAAGAAGAGTAGTACGAACCATGCCGCAGATGTTTATCGATGTGGCGGATAACCAATCTGAGCGGCTGCAGGTGGCGGCATACGCCCGAGTGTCCACCGAAAAAGAAGAACAGGAGGACAGCTTCGAGCGGCAGGTCGAGCACTACAAACAGCTGATCTACTCAAAACCAGAGTGGCAGTTCGTTGATGTCTATGCGGATCCCGGCATCAGCGGGACGCGAGCAGAAAAAAGACCGGACTTCCTCCGCATGATTGAGGACTGTCGCGCGGGGAAAATACAGAAAGTGCTGGTTAAGAGCATCAGCCGCTTCGCTCGGAATACTGTCGATGCGTTGCAATACATCAGAGAGCTCAAGGATCTCGGAATCAGCGTGTACTTCGAGAGTGAGAACATTGACACGCTAACACCCGGAGGTGAAGTGCTCCTGACAATCCTCGCGGCTATGGCCGAACAGGAAAGCCGCACGATCAGCAGCAACATTAAGTGGGCATGGCAGCGGAAGTTCCAGAAAGGCGACATCATACTGAATACAGGGCTCATGCTCGGATACCGAAAGATTGGAAAAGATGATGAAGGCCACGATGTATATGAGATCAACGAAGAAGAGGCGGAAATCGTCAGGAGGATATACCGAGAGTTCATCGCTGGGTACTCTATCACACAGATCGCGAAACGGCTACAGGCAGATGGAGTCAAAACCAAGCTCGGCAGGGAAAGCTGGCGGCACAATGTCATCGAGAGCATCCTCACGTATGAGAAATATACAGGCAATGCACTACTCGGCAAGACGTTCAAACCGGACGTGCTCACAAAGTACCGGCAGAAAAACGACGGCAAGAAAGCTCCGATCTACTATGTCGAAGGATCGCACCCAGCAATCATTGAAAAAGGGTTGTTCGATCTGGCACAGCAAGAGATGCAGCGAAGAAGAGATGAAAATGACAATAAGGTCGGTGGCGGCAGGTACAGCAGCCGCTATCCATTCAGCGGGATGCTCGTATGCGGCATCTGCGGATCCAAGCTACGCAGGCAGGTACGAACAATGGGCAGTGGAAAGCGGACGGCATCATGGGGCTGCTGCAATAGGATAAACAATGGTCGAGCAGAATGCGACAGCCATCATGTCAATGAAGAGGTGTTGGAGGCAACTTACCTCACCGCAATGCGAAGGCTCGTCGATAGTGCTGAAGAAGTAGTCGAGGTGGTAAGGGACGGCACTGAGCTCGCACTGGAACCGGAAAACAAAGCAGCAATGGAAAGGATCGATGAAGAAACCATTCAGCTGCAAGAAGCCGCGCTCGCACTGCACAAGGCAAAGCAGCGGATGGAAATCGGGGCTGTGGAATATGCATCACGGGTCAAAGAGTACAGTGAGCGTATGAAGGAACTGGAGGCCGAACGCAATGAACTGCAAGGAACGGCAGCCAAATATGCCGAGGTCAGGATGTGGCTCGATACCTTCATAGAGCAAACGATGCAAAGTGATACGCTCACCACAGTTGATGGCACAACCATGAAAATGCTTGTCGACAGGATACACGTCAGGAACGACGGCATTGTGGTCGAATTCAAATGCGGCGTGGCAATCGAGCAGGAATATGTGAAATGAGAAAACGAACCGCCAGCGGAAAAGCACACCCCGTTGGCGGTAATCATTTTGGCGTTTTTCCATGGGTTTTCGTATCATTACGGCGCTCTTTCACAGTTAAAAACCGCTTGATTGTCAAAATCAAGCGGTTTTTTTGTTTGCCGTTTTAGCCCCGACATATGCAGGCTCTGCGGATATATCCTATTAAATTATAACACGCCCCACCCCGACATCTCCTGCCTATACACTTATTCAAACCGTTTCGCTTTCTTTTTCCTTTTCTCCGTCTGTATACTGCCGGTCGCCGTTCTCCCTGTCATATGCCTTCACCGAATATTCGCTGACATTCTTTACCGTTTCGCCATCTATCTGCAGTGCGGCAGGCGAATCAAACCGCACTGTGATTTCCTTTCCGGTCAGTACCTCTACCATCTCGGTATGGCTGATATGCTCCCCCTTGAAGATTGAAGGGAACACCATAAGCGTTTTCAGCTTTCCACTGCCGTGCATCACAACAACCGACAGCTTCTCCTCGGGATTGTTTCTGTCCTGTTGCGGAGCGGTCATCATACCGCCGCCGTAAAACCTGCCGTTCATTGTCGGAGCAAGCCATACCTTCTTATAGCTGTACTCCCTGCCGTCAACGTTTATAACCGCATTCGCCGGCCTGAAATGAAACAGCAGACCTTTAACCGCAATAGATGTATAATTTATCGGCTTGTCGGATTTTTCTCTCAGCTCATCACCCTTTTCACAGCAATATCCGTCAATACCGTAGCCTATGGCATTGATAAACCGTGAGCTTTTGCCGTTTACCGTTACGATCGGCAGATTTCTGACATATTCATTTATCCTTACAGGCTCGCAGCCCTGCTCCATACCGAGATCACGCAAAAAATCATTTCCGCTTCCCGTACCGTAATAATACAGCGGATTCTCATAAGGATACCCGTCGCTGTCGTTTATAAAACGGTTAAGCGTACCGTCGCCGCCGCACAGCACAATATCGCTTTCAGGCGAAATACTGTCAAAAAATGTGCCGTACCCGCTTATCTGCGTCATATTGCAATATTTCAGTTCATCGTCCTTATATATTTCCGCCAGCTTTTTTGCAAGCTCTGTTCCTTTTCCATTGCAAGATAAAGGATTATACAGTATGTATTTCACGCTCAT